GAGATCCTTCCGAATGGCCACAGTAAGTGGAAGACCGATTCGCTGTGCGTGAACAGGACAGGATCCTATGCTGAATCTACATTCGAGGCAGCGGGGACACGGACTCAGGTCACATCAAGACACTATGACCTGATCATAGAAGATGACACCGTGGCTCCTGACCTCGAAGATCTCGGCGTGGAGGTGGCCTGTCCGTCCCAGGAGGACATTGAGGCCGCGATTGGGTGGCATCGTCTCGCTATACCGCTCCTGAACAACCCCGCTCGGGATCAGATCCTCGTAGTAGGGACAAGATGGGCCGAGATGGACCTACTGGAGTGGGTTCGGCAGAATGAGGCCTCGTATACCTTTGTACAAAGGGCTGCATTGGAGGGTCCGGATGGGCAGGCTGACCCTGAAGGCATCCCGGTATACCCGTCAAGGTTCCCAAGATCGGTCCTGGATGAGATCAAGGGGACAATGGGTCCGTATATGTATTCCTGTTTGTACCTGAACCTCCCCGTTTGCGGTGCGGAGCAAGTATTCGATCCCCTGTGGTTCCGATACTACGAGACTCCGCCGCAGGACCTCGCAGTGGTCACATCGGTGGACCTCGCGAGTGACCCCGCGGTCTTGAAAGGCCGCAAGAGTGATTATAATGTCGTAATGACCAGTGGAAAGTCCCTAGTAAGTGGACGGTCTTATGTCCTGGATTACTGGAGGAAAAGGGCTAATCCAGGGGAGGTCATTGAGGCGATTATCAAACATGTCAAGATGTATCGCCCCCTCAAGGTCCTGATCGAAGGGATCGCATACCAAGCTACGCTGGCCTACTGGCTCAAGGAACGCATGCGTGCCGAGAAAATGGCCTTCGTGGTGGAGGTTATCACACATGGGAAGCGGTCCAAGGAAGCCCGGATCAAGGGCCTTCAGCCGGTTCTGTCTACAGGGAATCTTCTGATACGGAAGCATCACACTGATCTCGTAAAGGAATTCCTCGCGTTCCCCGTCGGGGAGTATGATGACACAATCGACGCTCTCGCAATGCATCACTCCTTCTGGGTTGCGACCCGTAGTGAGAAGGATTACCAGGAGGAAATGGCTCTTGGAGATCCCTTCTCCCTTGATAGTGCTATAAAAGAGATCCTCGGGAATCAGAGGGAGAAAAAGGGGTTCCCGTATGATGTATACGCCTTCACGAGTGGGATACAAGATAACCGAAACCGTCGCATAGCTTAGGAGTCCTCAGGATGGCCAATATCCTTCCGTACAAGTTGGTACTTGAAATGTGGACCTGTGCCCCAGATAACACTGCTACGGGCAAGACCCTTGCGGCCCTAAAGGGGAGTGTTCTTAATACGAACACCCGCAGAGTTGTTATATGGGAGGAAGGGACATCCACTGCGACCCATATGGGGATTGGGTCTATTTCTAATACCGCTCCCCTGATGACAGGCAATATCCTCTATGTTCTCCCTGTTACGGCCGACCTCGCGGATACCATCCGCCTGTTCTCCACGGCAGGGTCCGTTGTGAACATAATCGAGATGGGTTAGGGATATGGCTGATAACTTCGAGGCTGATGCTGGTTCCGGCGGAGTAGTCTTCGCTGGAGATGATATCTCCGGTGTGGTATATCCAAGGGGGAAGATCATCCTCGGGGCTGACGGCGTCAATGATGGGGACGTGTGCGCTGGGAATCCCCTCCCGATATCAGGAGCCATCACTGTAACATCTGGAGCCATCACGGCCTCTTTGTCCGCTACGGACAACGCGGTCCTAGACGCTATGGTCGTGGACCTTGCAGCGATTGAGGTGCTCTCTACGGCGGCGAATGTGGACCTTGCCGCCATTGAAGTCCTGTTGGGGACCATCGACGCGGACACCAGCAACATCACCGCGTGCGACACCGGCGCAGTAGTCGTTGCATCGGGCACCGTTACTGCGAACCTTAGCGCGACCGACAACGCCGTTCTGGACGCGATGGTAGTCGATCTGGCGGCCATCGAAGTCCTACTCGGGACGATTGACGCAGACACGTCGAATATAACCGCCTGCGATACCGGGGCGGTCGTGGTGGCGTCTGGCACGATCACGAGCATTACCAACGCCGTCGCCGTGACAGGCGCGTTCTACCAGACCACCCAGCCGATATCTGTCGCGACGATTCCGTCGCACGCCGTAACCAACGTGGGGACATTTGCCACGCAAGCCACGCTCCAGGCCGGGACAGCCGCATTCGGCAAGCTGGCGGCGAACTCGGGCGTGGACATCGGCGACGTGGATGTCTTGACGCTGCCGGATTCAATCGACGGGCCGGGCGCGCCAACTATCGACAGTTACACCACGGCGTCTATTTCCACATCTGCCGCCACGGCGAATCAAGTACTCGTCGCCGCACCCGGCGCGAGCAAGCAAATCTGGGTGTATGGCTTCATCGGCACAGCGGACACGGGCGACGGGTCCATCTCGATCCAGGATTCGGACGATACCGCGATCACGGGCGTGATGCCTGTGGCGGAGAATGGCGGTTTCGCGTTCTCGCCGTCGGGGAACTTCGCAATGCCGCTGTGGAAGGTCGCGACGAACAAGGCCCTTGAAATGGACACGCTGACGTGTGGATTCAAGGGATCACTGACATACGCAATTGCGAGCGTTTAACGGTCGACAGTATGTCGACCCAGCCCCGTAGGGGCGACACAAGAAACGATGACCAACAAAACACCCGACAACGCGAGCGGCCGACCCGACCGAGGCATCACGATCGCGCTGCCTGATGCCTGGGCCGTGCTGCCGACACTCCCGCGCCTCCGCCGGATGGTCGCGCTCCAGCAGGAGCTGATAGCCGCCTGCAATAACGACGCACGCAATCAGTTCACGCGCTGGCTTCCGGCCCTCTACAAGATCAACCCGACTGTCGCCCGCCTGCGGGAATCTCTCCCGCTGGTCAAAGCCGATCCAAAGATTCACCCGGACTCTGTGCTGTGGGTTCCCGCCGGTGGCGATCGCAAGCTCGACATCATGGCCACGCTGGGCGCGAGCGAGCGGGCCTTCGACATCGCGCGACTCGTCCCGAATACGGTCGAGGCGCCCGAGCCCTTCGACCCGTACGAAGACCTGTCCGCGTTCACGGAAGTCGATTCCGATTCAGATATCACCTTCACCGGCACGGACCAGTGCAATTTCTCGACCCTGCGGCGCGACGCCGACTCGTATGTCTACGACGATTACACCGCCTCGCACTTCGGCAACTATGACCACTGGTTCGAGTGGAATATCACATCATCAGAAGAAAACAACAACACCGGGCTCTGGTGCGTCACCGACGATCCCGGATGGTTCTCCACGCACGTCACCAACGGGCAGAACTGCTACGTCTACTCGAACAGCACGTCCATCCTCGCGACCTACCTGGCCGACTGGGGACTGACGCACTTTGACTACGACAGTGGCGGACAGGCCCAGGGCACGCACTACTTTTGTCGCGCCGTTCGGAGCGGATCCAGTTCCTCACTGGAGATCCGCACCGGAAGCCGGACGGGGACGCTCGTCGATACGCTGGCGATCACCAGCGGCACCACAGCCCGGCGCTATCTGCAAGCTCTATTCTCGATGAACTCCCCCACGAACTACGCCAAGACCGCGACCGGCTGGGTGAAGAACGTAGACATCCAGGAAGGCTCCGCCCTCCCGCTCCGCTGCCTCATGGGTGCGGGCCTATGATCGCTTTCTCCGGTGTGATATACTGTCTGATGCTTAAACATGGGGCAAGCGGGGCGTTTCGTCCTTATACCTATTTATGGGTGAAGGGGGATGTATTCGTGCCGGGGTTGGCTGCGGGGGATGTACACCGTCCTGGGATTGCTAAAGGCGAGGTATACATACAAGGTACAGGAAAGGGAGAAGGGACATCATGAACCCAGAGACCATTATTACAGCCGTCGCATGGGAGGATGCTGGGGCTGTCTTGCTGGGACGGATCTTGGACTATGCTGGGGCCGCGTTGACCCAGGCTGCCGTCACATCGCTGAAAATGTACGGGTATAAGGAAGGGACCGCGACGGCGAAGACTGAACTGAACACGGGCGGGACAGCCCTTGTGGTATCCAGTACGATCTTCGACACCCTCCAGACCGGGACCATCTGGACCGTGGATACCACTGGGTATAACTTCAAGTATTCCATCACTCCCGCATCTGGCTTACTGCAAACCCCAGGATGGTACCGGATCGAGATCCCAATCACCCCCGCGACGGGTGCCCTGATCCCCCTCGTATACCGTATAAAGGTCCTCGGACTTTGGTCTTCTTAGAAAGGGCTGTATGATGAAGAATCGCATCTTGTATCTGTTCATGTGTATTCCCCTGATCGGCTGTGGTTCCCAAGACGCTATAGAGATTGGGGTTGAGGGGGTAGAGATGGGTTTGCGGTTGGAAGCCGTGAATACCTATGCGGCATTGGATCGCGTTGCTCTCCTTGGGGAAAGGGCACGGGATACTGAGGCAGCGGCATTGGTGGGAGTGATAGATAAGCTTCTTGCTGCGGGGTTGTGGTCCCCTGATGAGAAGAAGAAGGTGTATACTGAGTTGTCTGCCCTCGGGAAGCGTCGTGTAGACGATTATAAGGAGATTGAGGATCTGAAGCGTACCAGTGATAAGAATCATGCTGGGATGCGGAGGTATCTGTTGGGTATCCTTAGGGCGTCTAAATCCTGGGGTTCTAAGGAAGAAGTATCGGCCAGACTGGATAGGCTCCAGGGGACCGTAGAACAGCTCACGACCCTCATAATGACAAGGAGTAGTGCGAAATGAGTACCGAGGATCTAAAGGAAACAATCGGAAAGGCGGCAGTGGATCTCGTAGAGAAGGTTGTGGGAGCGGTACAAAAGCCTATGGCCGGGGAGATCTGGAGCTCCTATACAGACGTCGTGGAAGGGAACACCCTTACACCGCTCGTGTTTGATGCCATCGAGGAGGCTGAGATCGAGCAGTTTGAGTCCGATGTTGATGATCTTGTAGATACCAACGAGATGGTTGGGATGGTACTGGATAAGTTCATTACCATTGCCATCCCCCTTATCAAGACCGCATTCGCTGGAGGGGTTGGATAATGGAAGACCTCATTAAGGCGTTGGAGAGGTACATGGCGGGGACGATCATTCGTGGTCTGCTCTGGGTTAGCTCGTATGCGGCGGCCCTGACTGGGATTGCAGAGCTTGAATCAGGGACCATTACCCAGATTGGGTCCTTCCTTGGTGCGGTTGCAGCTGGAGGGCTCGCCCTTCTCTGGTCTCGTGCTAAGGATAAGATTAACAAGAAGACCCATCCCTCGGAGTTTGTGTGATGGCTAAGACGAAGGCAACGAAGACCCTCTCGGTGGACGATTGGTTCCTACGGATCGACTCCGGGATCGAATATCGGAAGATGTTCGGGGAAGAGGAACGCTGGGCCGATGCCGAGAATATGTTCTATAATCGGAATCGCCAAGCGGGATCTGGCCCCGGTGTGAACGTTGTCGCGTCTAATGGAGACTCGTTGCTGTCGTATCTGTCGGTCCCGAATCCGAAGATGATGGTCCACCCGAGACGGCAGGAGTTCGTTGAGGCTGCTCCGAATGTGGAGGTCCTGGATAACTGGCTGATGGATGAAATGGATATCGGCTCCCCTGTGGAAAGGTCCATCCTGCACTCCTTCCTATGGGGGACCGGGGTCCTGAAGATTGGGTACGATTCCCAATATGGGTATGATCCAGGGCTGGCCGTTACAGAGGAGCTGACGCTGTCAATGTTCGGGGAGGATGGCAGGGCCCTTGAGTATGGGAATACATCTCCAGGGATGCCTTGGGTTGAGGATTGTCTCCCCCACGATATCGTGGTCCCCTGGGGTACGAGATCCTTCACGGATGCCCAATGGGTGGCTCATAGGATTATCCGGCACATCAGGACGGTCCAAGCGGATAAGAAGTATGTGAATACTGGGGGGATCATCCCCACGATGGACATGGAGACGTATGTGAGGTCCTATGAAGCCCGGTTGCACGGGGCTCAGGGGAATGAGAGGCGTCAGGGCACGGGATCAAATGCGGTTGAGTTCGTGGAGATGTATGAGATCCACGATGCAGAGACCGGAATGGTGTTTGTGATCGCGAGGGATCATGATAAGTTCCTCCGAAGGCAGAAGGATCTCTTGCAGATAGATGGGCTTCCCTTCGTGGAGGTGTCCTTCGTCCCGCGGGCGAGGTCATTCTGGGTTACCTCTGACGCCTTGTACCTGTTGCCCGCACAGGCAGAGCTAGATGATATCACCATCCAGGGCTCCAAGCAGAGGCGTATTGCTACGATCAAGTTCTTGTACACGGAAGGGTCCATCTCGCAGAATGAGATGGATAAGATGCTATCCGTGGAGGTTGGGGCTGCTGTGGAATTGGAAGCAGGACACAAGGCAAGTGAGTCTATTACAACCCTGAATACACAGGCCCCACAGACCCTTTATCAGGAAGCTGAACACGTGATGCGGGCTGCACGGGAGATTGTGGGATTCAGTCGGAACCAGGTAGGGGAGTATGAGGCCTCAGGGCGTCGCACGGCTACCGAAGCAGAGATTGTTGAAAGCGGATCGCAGAGGAGAATGTCCCGAAGGACCAAGACCCTTCGGTCCGTATACCAGAGGCTATTCCGGAAGATCAATCAGATCGTGTTCAAGTTCTGGTCTGGGAAACGGGTCCTCCCGATCATCGGGGAGGAGGGAGCAAGGGAATGGAAGCACTTTGAAATGGAGGCCATCCGGGGGGAATACGCATACGAGGTTACATTTGCGGCGGAGCCTGTCCCGACCCAGTCTGCTCGGCGGCAAGAAGCCATGACTCTCATGGCTCAGCTGCTCCAGAACTCATACATCGATCCCAAGGCGATGATCGACTACATCGCTAAGGCGTACAATGATCCCGATATAACGAAGCTCCTAAAGGGAGATATACAAAATGCCGGTGTACAGTTACCAGTGTCAGGCGTGCAAGGGAAAAATGGATCTGTTTCTTCACAGGGTGGGGGATCGGGACTCCCCGCAGAGCTGTCCAATCTGCTCAGGTAGGCTGATACGGGACCCGGTCCAAGGGGCCAAGATACAAACATGGAAACCGATTACATTGGAGAATGTAGAACGGACCCCGAAGACGTTTTATACCAAGCAGCAGTTAAAGGACTACTGTAAGAAACACGGATATGAATCAGGAGCGTTACTATGACTGAGCAGAACAAGATCAAAAGGAAGATCGTCGTGTGGGTGGATGATACAGGTATCCACGGTAAGGTTACTGGGGTTGTCAATATCACTCACTTCCGGAAGATGCAGCGGCAAGCCTTGTTATCATACAGGGCCTATATGTCAAAGAAGAGACAAGAACTGAGAGCTTCTAACACGGACACAAAAAAGGAAACTACAAATGCCTGACGACGACAAGAACGAAGACCAGACCAAGGACAAACGCCCCTCTGACTCCCTTGACATCCTTCTAACTGATCCGGATGTCCAGGCCCTGCTAAAGGCCAAGGAGGAAGGGAAGACATTCTCACTGGATATCACCGATGGTGATACGAAGGAAACAAAGGTACCAGTGCGGGATACTACCAAGGTCGACGAGGATGACCCTGCACCGGACTTCGATAACATGACACCCGCAGATGCATTCCGATACATGAACAAGAAGCTTTCTACATCCCTGGAGAGTCTTCGGTCCAATGTCACAGACCCCCTCCAGGAAGAATTAAAGACGGTCAAAACGGAACAAAGGGGTCAAAGGACCCGGAATCTTCAGGGCGAGGTTAAGACCGTTCGGGAAGAGTTCCCTGACTTCAATAAGCACAAAGACGAGATTGTAAAGATATCTGCTCAGTTCCCGAGCCTCTCTATTCGTGATATGTACTTACTCGCGAAGGGTCGAACGGGGGATATTAAAGCCCCTGAGACTGGGACTGATGACACGAACACGGATATGGGTACTGATACGGAGCGTCCTACAGGAGCCCTCTCCGACATCCCCGTGAAAGAACCCATCGTACACGGACGCAGAGCGTTCAAGGCCCTCTTGAAAGGGGCCATTGACAAAACCGCAAAGGAACTAAAGACAGGAGCTTGATATGACGACCGTTCCCAGTTTGACTCGTACAATTGATGACTACTTCACCCATACATGGTTTGAGATCCGGAAGCAGGCGATTGATAATATCCTGGATGGGAATGTTATCACGGCTGCCCTCCGAGCTGCCGGATGCTTCACCCCGCAGGTTGGTGGGGAGTGTATTACACGGACCCTCCGGTATGGTACCAAGACGGCGACCAATGTTAAAAAGGGTGATACCCTGACACACGGGGAAGACGATATCGAGACGATGGCTCGATGGGACTGGAAGTACTCCAGTGCCCATATTCAGCGATCCCTCATGGATGACCAGAAGAACGCAGGGCCGTCTAAGATCAAAT